TCTCGGCACGAAGCTGCGCGAGACGTGTCGTGTAGTGAGCACGCAGCGCCTGCCACAAGGGGTTGGTCGATTGGGCTTCGGTTATCTTCATGCCAACCTCTTCAGCTTGTAGAGCGTCTTCTGATACAACGCCACGACATCATCCAGTAGAGCGAGCAGCGACGGGTCTTCCTGACACGTATCGTCGCGAGTGGCCTGCAGCCAGTCAATATCGTCCTGCATCTGTGACTCGATGTCGTACTTGCCGCTCGGCAGCGTCACGTCGAAGTCGCCGACCAGATCAAACATACCTTGGTACGCTTCGACCAGCGCATCAACCGCACCGGGCAGTGCCTCGTAGAACGCACCGAGCGCCATGTGCCGAGCGTAGCTGTCCGTGCGGAAGTGCTCGCGGTGAGCTGCGTCACGCATGGCGAAGGTGCGGGAAACCAGTTCGTCGATCATTTAGGCCACCCGTTCGGATAGCTGATCGGCAACAGTCCGCGATTAGCAGCGATACGTTCTTCACGCGCACGGGCCTGCTGCTCGGACCACACGTCAAACGCCGCGCGCTCTTGTGCCGTCATCGGTTTGCGGTGCTGTACGGTTGTGCTCATTGCTGAAACGCCTCCCCTGCAGGTGCCCGACCGGGCGGCTCAACGGCAGGCGACACAACCTGCGGCGTCGGGTTGCGATGCTTGTGGATGTCCAGTGCGGCGCTGCCGAGCGCAAGTTCTTTCTGCGTGCGGAGCTTCATCACCGTATCTGCCAACTTGCCCTTGATCTGCTCAAGCGTCTGCTGATGCTTGTTGGCGTAATCGAGCATTGCCAGTTCGCGACGCACCGCCAGTTCCTCACGACGTGATGTGAATTCAACCTGCGTCCGCTGCGTCTCGGCCTGCACATACACGGCGTCACGATCCGTGTCTTTCTTGATGCGCAACTGAGCAGTCTGCTCACGCAACTTGTCGCTCTGCATCTGCGCCTGCGCTCTGATCTGTGCGGCCTGTACGGCTGGCGCTGGCGGCGGCTGACGCTTCGCCATCTCAGCCTTCTCTTCGTCGGTCAGCTTCAGGCTGCGGTAGTCGATGCGCTTGCTCTTCAGGTACTCTTCCATCACGCGCGCCGGGCTCAACTCGAAGGCCGGATTCAGGCTCGGCTCGACCAGTTGCTGGATGACCTGATCCTGAATCGCGCGCTCAACCAGAGCGGACGATCCGTGGGCGTTGATGTTGAAGTCACCCTTCTCTTCATTCGGTACATCAGGATCGAGCAGCAACCACTCGTAGTAGTCGCGGATCAACGGCTCGGTGATGCAGTCGTCGCACGTCGTGGCGATGCTGCGCAGCAACTGGTTCGCGTTGTTATTCTGCAACGCGGCCGCACCGTATGTGTCGGGCGTACTCGCTCCGCTCTGGCCCTGAGAGATAAGGGGTATGTTTGTGCTCTCTTCGGCAATACGGAACGAGTACTCGATGATGTTCATCAACGACTGCTGCCGATCGGGAATCTCGACGGCAGTAAACGCCTTCGTCATGTCATCGATCGTTGCGTCGGATTTCTTGACCCACACCTTGTTCGGCGTGATGATCCACTTGCCGTCAACAGGAACGATCGACGTGCGGTCAATGATCAACTGCACACCGGCAGACTGACCGGCATTCGTCAGCATGGCGCGCGTGGCACCGTTGCACATCACCTGTGCCGGCGAGCACTGCTCGCCAATACCGACGCCAGTCCAATGACCGGAGCGACGACGCCACGGGAACACACGGTACGGCATGCGGCCGGTATCGAGCGGATTGAGCACGACGCGCACGACGCGCTCGTTGATCAACGTGGCAGTGACGTGATACGTCTCGCGCTTGGCAACCTTGCTGGCGAGGTTCTCGTTCGCTACCATCAAATCTTCGGCACTGATCTCACCGTAGAAATGGTAAAGCTCAAATCGTTTCGCCCTGATCTTCGGATCATCGACCGCGCTCGGATTGCGCTGCCCGTCTTCAGTCAGATAGCATTTCGACGGGCCTTCATCGAGAACCAATTCGATCTGATCCGGCAGGTAGCTACCGACAGCAGGCAGCTTCTTGACTTGTGCCGGCGACATGTAGTCGCGCTCGAAGCAGTACGACCCCTTCGTTACATCCTCGCCACACGCCGGATCGGGAAAGAAATTCCATGGATCAACCTGACGCTCGCCGGGCTTGCGTTCCTTCTTGATCTCGATCGCGACGTTACCTGCTTCATCACGCGTCAGCGCAGTAGAGGTACGTGACTCAACGAACGGTCCCTTCAGGATACCGACGCCGATGCGTGCCGAGTCGAACAGCACCTTGCGCATCTCGACCGCATGCTTCGCTTCGACGATCCAGTCATAGATGCGTTTCTCTGCGGCCTTGGCTGAAGTCGTGGCACGGGCTACAGCGTCCTTGGCGGCAGCAAACGCATCCTGTGGGGTCTGCGGTACGGGCTGCATGGATGCAACAGGCTGCTGCGTCATCAGGCCATCCGGCGCGACAGCCTGTGCTATCGGCTGCGGTTGCTGCGGCGGTAGCTCGCCGCCGTTCTGCATGACCTGCTTGAGCATGTCCCGAGCGGCGATCAACTCAGGGACCGGCGTCGGATCGAACGCGAAGGGCTTGTCGTCCATCGGGAGCAGAAGCTCGGACACCTTGGCATGCCCGGCATCGACGTAGCGTGCGGTCAGCGGGATGAACACCGTACTGCGGTTGTCCGTGCCGTCACCAGTCGTTGCGCGAGTCAGCGGCCCCTGCATCGAGGTCGGTTTGGCCCACTGTGCTTTTTCCCACTGCGCGCGATTGACATCGTCAATGCCAAGGTACGCCTCTTCGGCAGCCTTCCAGACATCCTCGATACCTGACGACTTGCGCCCCTCGACGGCTTCCTTGCGAAGCTCGACAAGACGCCCTGCCAGTGCAGCTAGGCGCTTGGTCTTTTCCTCATCGGCAGGCTGCTGTTGCTGGTCGTCCATCAGGGGCGCTCCAAAACTGTTGATAGTTATAAACTATTAAGGCAGGACGGTCAATAGGTTCCGGCTATCGCCGGCAATGACGGCGGGCACGGACGATGTAGTCCTGCATCGCTTCAACAAAACCTCGCTCCCCGGCCAGCGCGATGAACTGCCTAGCGCCGAAGTGCAGAGCGGCAAAGTGACTAAGTGCCATCGACCACCACCGACGATCTGTTGCCACTGGCATCAACCGTACTGACGATGCGATTTGTCGTGCCGTCAAGACCGACGAAGGTTTCTGTTCCGGTACCAGCACCTGAGACTTTGCCAGCAAGCGCAGCAGCGACGATGCGCAGAATTTCTTCAGCCGTCAGCCCGCTCTCGATGATTGCGCTCCACGGGTTGCCACCTGCGCCAGCGTTGGTCAGCGCAAGCCCTGCCGTTCCAGTATCCGGGTAGTTCGCCAGCACAGCAGTCCATACAGCATCGCGCAGACCTTCCGGCGTCAGGTCGCCGTAGCCACGGATGGTTGCCGCTATGTCCATCAGTGCGGTGTTGCCGGCAACGACAACGCCAGCGCCCGTGAGAGCCGCGCCAAGGTCTGCAAGGCCAGCCGCTGCTGCTGCAATGTCACCAGAACCAGTGATGGTCGCTACCATTGTCGCCAGTGCCGTTGCGTCTGCTGAACTGATGTCACCGCTGGCTGTAAGCACCGCTGCGATAGATACGATCAGGCCGATGTCGCAACCGGGAATGTCACCAGCGCCAGATATTCCCGCTGCGATGTTGTAGCCGGACTGCATAGTGGCGCTGGATACACCACCACTACCGATGGCCGTATTGCGAGCGGCCAGTAACCCCGGTTTCTGCGGCATCATCCATGCAGCCGGGTGCCTATAACCAGAAGGAATGCCCACCAGTTCGCTAGTGATTCCCTCCCCCGCCGTAATGTTCCTGATCCGACCTGTCTGCGAGAAGTTCCCCTGTAGCGCAGACGGGTAGGCGCTCAACACAGCAGCCGCCCCGGCGTACTGCATGCCGCAAGAGGCGAACTGGTTGCCGTTGCAGCGCAGGGCCATCAGAGCAACTCCGCAGCCTCGGGGAAGCCGGCGTCAATCAGCTTCTGCCGGTCTATCTCCTTCTGTGCTTCCACGATCAGATTGGCAAGGGTGAATGTGTTGCCCTGCCACTGCGCGAAGTCCTTGACCAAATCCAGTATCTGCCTATCCACAATCAGCCTCCGTAGCCGTAGTCGAAGTCGACATTGACCGTACCTGCCGAAGTCGTCGCGCCCGTCTGGAACAGCAGGAATTGGATGTTCGCTCCGTCCTTGATCTGACGCATCGA